ATTGCAGCCGCCATCACTCGCTTGGTAGGGTGTCCTATCATACCGAGAGATTCTAAAGCAATGGTTGACAAGTACGATCCTGCAACAAGGTCTCTCAAAAAAGACTGGGTTGAAAACTTCAACCTTCTCAATGTTGCATACGTACCTGACGGACAGCTTGGGACTATCAAGACTGCACAACACGTACTAACGGGTGATCCTACTGTACGTACCGCATTCTTCGATGGAGGCAGAACACTTATCACGCAACGTTTCGAATCTCAAACTAAGAGCGTTTACGTTGAGAGCGAAATCTATGCGCTTTGTGTTCCTCAAGTGGCAAGATATATGTGTGTTTACACTGTAACCGCATAAACATGGCAACTACTCAATATACTACCAGCACTATCCCCGTAGAAGCATATCTGCGGGGGTGTGTTGGTTACACTGTATCGGACGAAGCCTTGTTGTCGATCTTCATAAAGAGAGGAGTTGAGATGGGTACACCAGCTGCTTATCTCACAACGAAAGTACTTGAGTTATGCAAAGCAGACCTATATGTATATTGTGCCTCCTTGCCAAGCACTTCTGCTACGGTAGAAGATGCTGATGCAGGATGGAAACATAGAGAAGGCGGCATACAAAAAGGAGTTTCGGACAACGGAAGATTGATGCAGATGGCTAATTACATTTACAGCAAGTATGGAGAGCAAACGACTAAATCAACTATTAAAATGAATCCTTTAGGCATGAAGTTTCATGTATAACCCCAGATTTCCTCATACGTGCAAGGTCTATAGAATGACCAACCCAACCCCGTTCAGTCAGGGTACGGAAGAAGTCGTGTATGAAGGAGAATGCAGGAAATACACGAACACTTCACGCTTTAATTCACGCTTTAATGAGGTCGTCATTTCAAAGTACGGATTATCGATACCGGGAACTCTACCAATTAAGGTAGGTGATCTTTTGACCGTAACTGATGTAACTGGGACATTTGATGGTTCTGTGGTAGAAGTCAGTGCAGGTAATTTGGGGACTACCGTATTTTTTAACGCAACCGGGCAATGAACAACGAAGCAGCATTGGATAAAGGTCTTGAAAAAGCAAGAAAGATAGCTTTCGAGCATATACAGAAGTGCCTTGAAGATGCCTGCGACGAACTTGTCAGACATGCGCAACAAAACTACAAATCACCAATAGGGTCATTTACGGGTAATACCATAACAAGCTATTCTGTTGGTTTATATATAAACGGTACGTTTGTATATTACTACCAAGACGACGGAATAAAGCCGCCAGTTAGAGGTAAGCTTACCAAGAAAGAAGGCAGGGTAGAGTTATCACCAGACTGGGATGGCAGAACAAGAAGTTATTACGCAAAAGTGGATACCGACGGAGGATATGGTAAAGACTCTGCGCTTGACTTCTTGAACAGCTATAAATCAAGGACGAAAGGAGTGGAGATAGTCATGTGTTCGGGGACTGAATATTCATCTTACATTCAAGATGTGATGAAGGGTAATGTACTCGAAAAGACTAAAGCCGAAGCTCCTTCGATTTTAATGTCCAACATGAAACCGATGAAATAATGGCAAAAGCATTTCCGAGAAGAGACATTCTGTTTTCGTTATATACCACATTATCCACGATAAGCAAGGTATATATACCTAACAGGCCTACGTCTAATCCTGACGCAGAAACGAGTTTCATGGTTATCGACATACCCGGTACGATGAGCGACAGAAATGCTTATCAAGAAGCATCTTTACGCATAGACCTGTTTAAGAAAGACTTTGCAGGCGGAGTTGAGGATGTACAAGGGTTGGACAATCTTTACAAGTCGGTCATAGCATTATTCCCGATAGTTACCGATAATTTTACGGCTATTTCGCCGAGACTTGTCTCTGGTGGGAGTGACGACAAAGGATTTCATTACTTAATGATTTACGCAGATATTTTAACAAAATAATTTACAATTATGGCAGAAATTACAATTACAAAAAAAGTCGCCGATTTACAGGCGGTTTTCGACAAAGTCAAGAGGGTATTTTACAATACCGCTACAAATTTAAACATTTCTACTCTTGCAACTATTGATTATGAACTCCCAGTTATTGAGGATAGTTTCAATTTCGATATTGGTGCAGCAAGCATCTCTACCGTTAAGCTGACTACAGGTAAGAAATGGGCAAGCTATGTTACCGCAGGTGATCCTGATGTTTCTATGCAGGTTGCATCGGTAGATGGAGTCATTGCAGGGCTATTTATGACATCTAAGGGTACGGCCGTTTCAAGTGGCACTAATACCTTAGGAGGATTATCGCTTTCAGGACAAGGATATTCAACCGAAACCAAGAAAGTAACAGGATCGCTTATCCTTGCATCGGAGGATGGTACAAGATTGGTAGCACTCCCGAATGTGGAGATGTTCGCTAATCCTGTTATTGCTTCTGGCACTCCTGCTTACTTTAATGTTCAGATATTCCCGAAACCTAATCAGGAAGGAGCTGACATTATCCTTTTGGCTGGAGCATAAGATTTTGGGTTAATAACTAAGAGGGTGGTGGGAAATCCACCGCCCTTTTTTAGAATAAAGCTATGGCAACTGTAAAACAACCATCTAAAGAAGCGCAAGACGAATTAAACTCTATCATAGAGAATCTACCAGATTACGCCAAGATACGAAACAAGACGTATAAGATCAAATGGCTTCATGCTGGGACGGTAAGAAAGATCAATCAGATCATACTTAAAGAAGGAAACGATGCGGTAGCTAATTATCAGACTGCCGCATGTATCATTCTTAATGGTTTTTTGAAGATAAAGCTATTCTATCCGTTTTTGTGGAGATGGTTTTATTACGTAAAACAGTACTCCGAAGCAGATTTAACGGAGGTATTGGCTATCGGTAAAAAAAAAATACCGCTGCAATCGTACTTCGTGAATACCATATTGATGACCGATATGATGGATACGATGATGATGATGAACAAGAAAGAAGTGTCTTCTATCCGTCAAGGACAAGATACGGTGCAGCGTGGGATTACTTAAAAGATTACAGTTGGATGATGCAGCCGAAAACAATATTATTCTGCAAGATACCGATGTATCACTACTATTGGACAATGACCAACGCTCAATTAGAACTAATCATAAGCGACAAGCCTGTATCATACATCAAGCCAGAAAAGAAGAAATTCGGCAAGCCGTCAGCTGACAGGATAAATCGGTCGATCGAAAATTACAAAAACCGTAATAAGAAATAACTATGGCAAAACTCGGATCGTTATATTTCTCTATCCTGTACAAGGATGACCCCAAGCAATTGGAGGCAATAAAAAAGAGAGCGCTAAAGCAACTTAAAAGCCTTGAGGTAAAGTTGAACATGAGTGGCACAACATCTACCTCCAAAAGAAGTAATGCAGGCGTTAAGGCTACACAAGAAGAGATAGGCTACATCGAACAACTTATTCAACGGACGAAAGAATTAGAACAACGGTATAAGAGCTTGCCGAAAGCTGCCGACGCAAAACCTATTATACAGGAGTTTTCACAAGTTAAAAAAGAATTGGACGAAGTTGGCAAAAGTCTTGTTGATGCGTCCAAAAAACAGAACTTGGCCGAAGGGAGTATTCTTTCTTATCGATCCGAATTATCCAAGTTAATCTACGAATACGACAGATTAAGTGCCGCAGAAAGAGAGGCAGCCGCAGGTAAAGAACTACTTAAAAACATCCAACAAACAACCATAAAATTAAATGAGGCCGAACAAGCCTCAATGCGTTATCAGCGAAACGTTGGTAATTACAAGTCTGGTTTTAACGGCCTTACTTTTCAGGTACAACAATTAGCACGAGAGCTGCCATCTCTTGCTTATGGTGCGAATATCTTCTTTGCCGCCATATCGAATAACGTACCTATGTTTGCAGATGAGGTAAAAAGAGCCAATGAAGAATATAAAATACTTAGGCAGCAGCAAAAAGAAGGCATGAATCTGAATGTAAAAGCAGTCCCTGTGTGGAGACAGCTTATTTCAAGTGTCTTCAGCTGGCAAACTGCAATCGTTGCTGCAGTAACCATAATGACGTTTTTTGGCGCTAAGATATTCGATGCTATAGGCAAGATGTTAAAATTTGGAGACGCAACAAAGCTATCCAAGAAAGAACTAAAATCGCTAAACGAAGAATTTGCAAAATCGGCAGGAAAAGATATTGCCCAATTGGATATATTGTTCGACAGATTAAAAAGAGCGACAGAGGGTACGGCAGAGTGGAATGATGCAAGGGCTGATATTATCAATCAATACGGAGAATATCTAAGCGGTATGAATCTCGAACTGTCGGGTATAAAAAACCAAACAGAAGCTTATAAATTGCTGACACAATCAATTTACGAAAATGCGAAATCAAAAGCAATAAACAGCAAAATTGAGGCTGAGATCACAGAAAGAATAGAGAAACAAAAAACATACTACGACAATATTGCCAAATCTATTAAGGGTGTGTATGGAGATAGCGAGGCTGGTCGAAGGGTGTTTCAAGCTATTGCTGCCGAACTTGAGACATCTGGTAGATTAAGTGATGAGTTAAGGTCAAAGCTTAAAAAGACATTCGACGTCACAGTAACTACATTTAACCCAGAATCAGGATATTATGTAGAAAATACAATTAATCCTGTACTAAAGAACGTAGATGAACTCACAATAATTTATGATAAATATGCCAAAAAGATTAAAGATATAGGAGATCAATACGCATATATCGGTAAAACGAGCGAATCGAATCTAACAAAAAACAAAGCATATTGGGAGAATCAATTGAGTGCGGCTCAGAATCAATTGGATTTAATGGATGATTCACTTATAGGCACAGACGAGTGGAATAAAAAACTGAAAGAAATTGAGGATATTAAAGCCAAGATTGCGTTAAGAGATAAAGAAAGCACAAATGAAAATAATACTACAAACGACATCCTGAAAGATCGTGTTGCTTTGTTGATGGAGGCTAACTCAATGTACGAAGAATGGGTTAAGATAGCAGGTGGCGATAGAGCCAAGAGTGTAGCCAAAGCTATATACCCAGAATTTGACCCAGATACATTAAGATCAGAATTGGAGAAGATACGAAAAACGGGCAGCACGCAGGCACGTGTTGAGGCGGCTAAAGCTTTAACAGGATTAGACAGACAATCGGTAGAAACAACATTGACAGACGTAGAGAGACAGATCACGGAGACAATAGCCAAATGGGATTTGTTCTCTAAACTATACAAAGAATCTGGAGATTACAGTTTCGCCATAAACGCGTGGTTCGGAG